AGAGACGAATTTGATTCTAAAATCTCTGAATTAAAAGGAATGATTGAGGAAATGAAATTAGGTTACGGTGAAGAAAAACTATCTATGCAAAACAAAATAGAGAAGTTATCTGCTGAACCAGCTTCAGAACCAATATCACACAACCCTGAAGGGGAAGTAAAACAAAACTTTAAATCTTATGGTCAAAACAAAGTACTGAGCACTAGAGATAGAGTAATGAACAGAATTGCTAATTTAAAATAAACTAAAACAAAAACAATTAAAAAATGGCTACTACTACATCAATTACAAGTACTTATGCTGGCGAATTTGCAGGCAAGTACATTTCTGCTGCTTTATTATCAGGTGTTACACTTGATAGAGGTGGTATTGAAATCAAACCAAATGTAAAGTTCAAAGAGGTAATTAAAAAGATTGCTACTGATTCTAACGTAATCAAAGATGCAACTTGTGACTTTACTGACACTGCAACTATTACATTAACTGAAAGAATCCTTCAACCAGAAGAGTTCCAAGTAAACCTAGAGCTTTGTAAAAAAGACTTTAGAAGTGACTGGGAAGCTATATCAATGGGATATTCTGCTTTTGACAACTTACCTCCTAAATTCAGTGACTATTTAATCGGTCACGTTTCTGGATTAGTTGCTGAAAAAACAGAAAACAACATCTGGTCTGGTGTTAACGCTAACGCTGGTGAATTTGACGGATTCTCTACTTTAATGGCTGCTGACGGAGATATTATTGACGTTGCTGCTGGAACTGTAACTTCTGCTAACGTAATTGCAGAGCTAGGAAAAATAGTTGACGCTATTCCTTCTGCTTTATACGGAAAAGAAGATTTATACATCTATGTGTCTCAAAATATTGCTAGAGCTTATGTAAGAGCACTAGGAGGATTTGGAATCTTAGAAAACGCTGCTGGAACTGAAAACGTATCTAGCATTGGAGCTAACGGTGTATCTAATCAAGGTACTATGTGGTGGCAAAATGGAGCATTATCTTTTGATGGTGTAAAATTATTTGTTGCTAATGGACTTGGTGACAATAAAGCTGTTGCTGCTGAAAAATCTAACTTATTCTTTGGAACAGGTCTTTTATCTGACCATAACGAAGTAAAGTTGATAGATATGGCTGACCTAGACGGTTCTCAAAACGTAAGAGTTGTTATGAGATTTACTGCTGGTGTTCAGTATGGAATTGGTGCTGACATTGTACTTTATTCTTAATAAATTAAATTAACCAAAAATCAGGGTAGGTAGGTAAATATCTGCTTACCCTTTTTTTATAATAAAACAATAAACTATGGCTTGCGATTTATCATTAGGTAGAAAAGAACCTTGTAAAGATGTTGTTGGTGGCATAAAAGCAGTTTATTTTACTGATTTTGGAGATTTAGGTACAGTTACAAAAACTGATGATGAAATAACAGATTTGTCTGGAACTTTCACTGCCTTTAAATATGAAGTAAAAGGAAACTCGTCTTTTGAACAAAACATTACGTCATCAAGAGAAAACGGAACTACATTCTTTGAACAAACGTTAAATTTAACACTACACAAACTTTCTAAAGAAGACAATAAAGAATTAAAATTGTTAGCTTTCGGAAGACCTCACGTTGCTGTTGAAGATTATAATGGGAATGTATTTTTAATGGGATTACAACATGGTGCTGATGTTTCAGGAGGCACAATAGTAACTGGTGCTGCTATGGGAGATTTAAGTGGTTATACACTTACTTTATCTTCTATGGAAGTTGAGCCAGCTAATTTTGTAGATTCTCCAACTGCTTCAGACCCTTATGCTGGAATGTCTAGTGCAACTGTAACTGTAACAGTAGGTACTAATTCATAATAATTAAATTTAATTAGGTGAAATTAAAGGGATACTTCGGTGTCCCTTTTTTTATGAAAACAAATTAAGTATTATTTGTTACTTATAATATGGTTATATTAACAACATCAACAGATGCTCAGAGTTTTAAGGTAATTCCTAGAAGTACACCAAGCTCGGTTACATTTCAATTAACTGACAAGTCTAAAAGAACCACAAGTGCTGTTTCTGTTACTGTAGCTAATTCTAACGGCTATATGACGCTTACAGGGAACTTTTCTTTAGTTGAGGACAGGTTTTATTCATTTGTAATTAAAAGTGGCTCTACGATAATATATAGAGGTTCTATTTTCTGTACAAATCAAACTAATTTTAATACCTTTGATGTACACTCTGGAGAATACACTACAGAAAACACATACGATAACGATTTTGTAATAATATGAGAAAAGTAAATAAAATGGCAAAAAAAAGATACAATAACTCTTTGCCTAAAGTAGAAAAAGGAAAGATACACATAGTCAATATGTCATCTTATACAAGACCTGAAATAAAAGAACAATACAACAGAGATTGGGTAGAATATGGAGATGACAATAATTATTTTAGTTATTTAATAGATAGATATAACGGAAGCCCTACAAACAATGCCGCTATAAATGGTATTGCTGAAATGATATATGGTAAAGGGCTTGATGCTGTAGAAGAAGATACAAAGAGTAAAGATTACATAGAGATGAAAGAACTCTTTACTAAATCTTGTATGAAAAAAGTATGCTACGACTATAAAATGATGGGTCAGGCTGCAATTCAAATAATCTATTCTAAGGACAGGAAAAAGATTGTGCAAGTAGAACATATACCTGTAGAGACGTTAAGGGCAGAGAAAGCAAATAACAAGGGTGAAATACAGGGTTATTACTATGCTAAAGATTGGTCAGAGGTTAATTACAAGATGAACCCTAAAAGAATACCTGCATTTGGAACAAGCAACTCAGGATTAGAAATATTATATATTAAACCTTATAGAGCTGGATTTTATTACTATTCTCCAGTAGATTATCAAGGAGGTTTACAATATGCAGAACTAGAAGAAGAGATAGCGAATTATCATATAAATAACATACAGAATGGTCTTGCTCCAAGTATGCTTATTAACTTTAATAATGGTGTTCCTACAGAAGAACAAAGAAGTTTGATTGAGCAAAACATCCAAGAAAAGTTTAGTGGTTCTTCTAATGCTGGTAGATTTATATTAGCGTTTAACGATAGCAAAGAGCTGTCTGCAAGTATTGAGCCAGTCATACTAAGTGATGCACATGAGCAGTATAAATTTCTTAGTGATGAATCTATGAGAAAGGTAATGGTATCGCATAGAATTGTATCTCCTATGCTTGTAGGTATAAAAGATAATACAGGTTTAGGAAACAATGCTGAAGAACTACAAACAGCATCTTTACTTATGGATAATACAGTTATAAGACCGATGCAAGTTACTATACTAGATGAACTAGAAAAAGTATTAATGTATAACGGAATTGAATTAGACATATACTTTAAAACACTACAACCTTTAGAATTTACTGATTTAACTAATGCTGTTACAGATGCAGAAATAGAAAAAGAAACAGGAATAAAAAAAGATGATAGTGCAAAAATAGAAGAAGAACAAATAAATATAGAAGAATAATGGCAACAGCACTATTTATAAAAAGGTCAGATTTAGTTAAGAATACTGCATTAAATTCAAATGTAGATACAGATAAATTTATACAGTTTATTAGTTTGGCTCAAGAAATTCATGTACAAAACTATTTAGGCACAGATTTATATGACAAGATAAGTGCTGATATAATAGCAGGAAATTTAACTGGTGATTACTTAGATTTAGTTAACGACTATATACAACCCATGTTAATTCACTTTGCTATGGTTGAATACTTGCCGTTTGCAGCTTATTCTATATCAAATGGAGGTGTATATAAACATAACTCTGAAAACAGTCAGATAGCTAATAAAGAAGAGATAGATTTCTTAATTCAAAAGGAGAGAGATTTTGCTGAGTATTATGCACAAAGATTTATTGACTATATGACTTATAATGCACCATCTAAATTTGATGAGTATTATAGTAATTCTAACCAAGATATTTATCCAGATAAAGACACAGGATTTCACGGATGGGTATTATAAAGAAGAATTACAAACCTAAAGAGGTTAATGTCAAAAAATTACTAACTTATTTAAAAAAGAAAGATAATGGCTACACTTTCAGGAAATAAAATAAAAAATACTTATCAGTCACTTGTAAAGTTTTCTGATAACGGAAATATAACTACTTCAGCTAAACAATTAACTGATGGATTTGGTAATAACTCTCCTATGTTTGTATCTACTACACAAGTAGGAATAGGTGTAACACCAGAATCAGGATTAAACCTTCACGTTTTTGGAGATGCTAAAATAGGTAGCAATCTAACAGTAATAGGAAACCTAGTAGTTGAAGGAAGTACAACAACAGTAGGAACGGATACATTAACAGTTAAAGACCCTTTAATTGTACTGGCAAATAATAACACCTCCACAGACGCAGTTGACATAGGTTTTTACGGCAAATATACTCCTTCTGGTACTACACTATACTCAGGACTGTTTAGAGAAGCTCTAACAGGTAAATACAGGTTATTTAAAGGGCTACAAGACGAACCTACTACAACAGTAAACACAAGTGGAACAGGATATACTAAAGCAGATTTAGTTATAGGTGATTTAGAAGCTGAAAGAGGCACTTTTACAGACAGTATTTTTGTTTCTCCTAGTTTATATGTAT